CAATTTTGCTATCGTAGGAAACTTTTTTAATAATCCTCAGAACGTATCTTTGAATTTAGGCGGGTATGAAGATAAAGTATTTACAGGAAAGATAAGATCATTAACATTTAATAATAAGATGTTTACCATAAAGGACACTTCAGAACTAATAAATACCAATGGAACTATGTTCTTTACTGAGGCAGAGGCTAACAATGAAGGTCTATACCCATTTACTTACGTTGGTAGTTATACATTTCTTCCAATAAGTTCTTATGGGGAAATATTTTTTGATATAGGGTCTGCTGGATATTGGGAAGATTCATTACCCCTTTCATACTTTGGAACATATGTTCAGGATACAAACTCCTCTCCATATTATGATTTAGATTTAATTCAATTTAATATAGATGTTCCAGGACCAATAACAATGACAAACTCAGCATCTGTTGCAGACGCATTTAGTATGAAGTCATATATAACACTACAAGATTTTAAACTGGTAGGTAAGAAAACATATTCAAGTTATACCAATACTCAAAATATAGGTGCATCAAGAGTCCTTGACTTAGTCCCAGAATTTTCAACTCTTACTAAAAAATTTGAGGTAGTAGATGGAACAATCATCTATCCACCTAAAGAACTTATAGATTTTGAAAACTACTATATAACCATTCATTTAGAAATGAGAGTAAGAGGTATAAAAAGTAAGCCAGTCAATATTAAAAGAATGTCTCTAACCTCATTAGCATTTGATGAAACTTCTGAATATAAGATAGGCACTAGGAGTGGACACTCCATAATTCCATTTACTAGATCTGGATTAAATTATGACTATAAAGAAAAGAACCCATTTACAATATATAGAGATTCAACCCCTTATCTATATTTAACTGGTGACTCTGGAATAGCAGTTTTGCCATATCAATCTACAAAACTAAGAGGTCTTTCATTTCCAATAAACGACCACGAGGCCTCCTCTTACAAATTAACTGGTCTACAGTTCTGGATGTTTTATAACAAAGATAAAACTATATCTTCTACCCAAAAAATGGGAACGATTATAGCAACAGAGGCAAATGCTGGAATCAATGATTATTACGATATATACCTAGTTCCAGAATTAAATGGAAAAAGGGGTAGCCTAAAAGTCTATAAGAATAATGTTTTATACACAGGAGCCAAGTTCTTTGTTAATGGAAGAATTATAGATGAAATGAAAGTCGTCCCATTAGAATGGACATCTATATTAATATCATTTACAGATAGTACAGACATAACTCTTAATAGTAAAAAGGGCAAGTTTGAAATATATGAAGGATTCTTGGCCAACAATATAGCATTCTTCCAACAAGAATTTGTTAACTTCTTCTCAAAGTTAACTACTGGCTTGCAGTGGACAAACATAGATGATCAAAACTGGGACTATCCAACACAGTTAGCAACACCACTAACTTGGCAACAATGGGGAGAAATTGCTATTACAGATATCGTTTCTCAAACAGGAGACAGTACTTTTAAGACTTATCTAGGTCTTTCTGAACAAGTATTTGATGATTCTGCAACTGCTGTAACAAATTCAGATGGTTTTGATGCATTAACTAACGTAACCTGGGTCAAAAAAGATGTCACTGCAGTTTAATATGGTATACTTGAGTACATGAATCCAAAGAAATTAAAAAATAATGGTAAGCCTAGAGTAAGTGTAGTAGAAAAAAAGTCTGACTGGGGCATATATGTCTGGAAATGTGACTTTGATGGCAAGCCCTTTGGAGATGGCAAGGGAAATATAATGAATATCCCTGGAAGACCTTATGATATTGAAAAAATGTCAAAGATAAGAAAAGCAGCAGAGTACTATGGTGCTCCAGAAGGCAAAGTAGAATTCATGGCTGGTGTGACTAGAGTTACAGATGAAGAATATGCAGAACAAACACAAAGAATGAAAGATGGCTTAATCCCAAGTCAAACAGATATCGGTGCCTGGATGGCAGCAGAAGAAGGTTTTAGAAAACATGGAAGATAACGAAGCAATAGCAAGGATAGATAATTTAGACAAGGTTGAAAAGAAAACTAAGGTCGATCCATTTACAACAGATGGAGAACTTGTAAAGTCCTATGATGGGCTACATCAAAATTTTAAACGCAAAATTTCAAGAACAGTTAATAAAGCATTTCAAGGAATAGACGATACTAAATCAAAACAACTATTTCCAGAAATGGATATGGTTACAGCCTATGGTCTTTTTGACGTAGTCCTTCCACCATATAACCTAGATGAGTTGGCATACTTTTATGAAAATTCATATGCTAATCATGCCGCTATTAATGCAAAGGTTGCCAATACAGTTGGGCTAGGATATAGTTTTGAAATGACTGATTCAACAGTTGCAAAATTAGAAGAGTCAGAATCAGAAGATCAATTAATGAGGGCACAAAGAAAGATTCAAAGAACTAAGGCTCAAATGACCGAATGGCTAGAAAGCCTAAATGATGAAGATACATTTACACATGTTTTAGAAAAAGTATATACAGATGTTGAAACAGTAGGTAATGGATACATTGAAATTGGTAGAAAAGTAAATGGAGATATTGGTTACATTGGTCATATCCCAGCAACCACAATTCGTGTACGCCGTATGCGTGACGGGTATATTCAAATAGTAAATCAAAAGGTAGTATACTTTAGAAACTTCCAAGAACAAAGAAATATCAACCCTGTAACAAGCGACAATAGGCCAAATGAACTAATTCATATTAAAAAGTATTCTCCAAAGAACTCATACTATGGAGTTCCAGATACAGTGTCAGCAGCAACTTCTATGGTTGGTAATGAACTAGCAGCAAAATACAATGTTGATTACTTTGAAAACAAAGCAGTTCCTAGATACATTGCCTTGGTAAAGGGTGCAAAACTTAGCCCAGAAGCAGAAGATAAGTTCTTTAGATTCATGCAGGCTGGACTTCGTGGACAAAACCACAGAACACTCTACATCCCTCTTCCTGGAGATGGACCAGATAATAAAGTAGATTTTGATCTAAAACCAATTGAGAATGGTATTCAAGACGGATCGTTTGAAAAATACCGTAAGTCAAATCGTGACGATATCTTAATGGCACACCAAGTGCCTTATTCAAAAGTTGGTGGTGGAGCGGGAGTTTCTATCGCATCAGCATTGGTGGCAGATAGAACATTTAAGGAACAAGTAGCAAGACCAGCACAAAGAAATCTAGAAAAAACCATTAACAAGATTGTTAAGGAAAAAACAGATATGCTTGCCCTTAAATTCAATGAACTAAAATTGACAGACGAACAAACTCAAAGTCAAATTGACGAGAGATACCTACGTATGCAGGTAGTTGTTCCAAATGAAGTTCGTGAAAGATTAGGGTATCCAGTTAGACCTGGCGGCTCAGACCCCATTGTTCTAGGTGCACAAGCCAGAGCAGAACAAGTCGCTCAATCAACTGGAAATAGAAGTAGAGACCAACAGAGAACAGATAATGCTTCCGATTCTGCATCCACCACTACTGGACGAAATGCCCAGGGTGAAGGTAGATCTCAAGAATAATTTGTTATAATATTGTAAAGCCCTATAAAGACTAATTATAATAGAGGTAGTATGACTAATTTGCATAAAGCATTTTGGCACTCAGAAGACAACAGCATCAAGTTGTCCATGCCAATCGCTAAAGTCGATAAAGAGAAACGAACAGTTTCTGGTTTTGCAACCCTTGACAACATTGACAAGCAAGCAGACATCGTTCCAACCGATGTCAGTATTAAAGCGTTTGAAAGATTCCGTGGCAACCTACGTGAAATGCACATGCCTATCGCAGTCGGCAGGGTAGTGTCATTTAAATCAGATAAATTTTATAATAAAGAAGAAGACAAATTTTACAATGGAGTATTCGTAAATGCATATATATCAAAAGGTGCTCAAGACACTTGGGAAAAAGTTCTTGATGGTACTCTTTCTGGCTTTTCTATTGGTGGTAGCATTAAAGATTCTGAAGAAATGTATGACTCCAAGATGGATAAAGCAATTAGGGTTATTAAAGAATATGACCTACACGAACTTTCATTAGTAGACAATCCTGCTAATCAATTTGCCAATATTGTGTCAATTGAAAAAGTAGCAGACGGTACAAACAAAATAGATGGTATTATTAGTAAAGTAGATCTTGAAAATGTTTACTGGTGCGAATCAGATTCCCTAGTAAGACTTTCTCAAGAAGAAGATTCTTCATGTCCATCATGTGAAAAACATATGATAAATATAGGCTTTGTAGAATCAAACGATACTGAAAAGAATTCTGTGATCAAAGATTTATTGAAATCGCAGAAAATTGGACTTGGTGAAAAAATAACCAAGGCTGAAAATCCTGATAAGGAGGGGAATAATATGGCAGAAGAAAATGTAGAAGTAGCACCAGCAACTGAAGAAGTTGTTGAAACACCAGCCGCAGATGCACCAGCCGCAGCAGAAGTTGCAGCAGAAGCACCAGCCGCTGAAGAAGTTGCTACCGAAGAAAACATTGAAAAATCTGATAGTGCAGAAGAAGCACCAGCAGAAGCAGTAGCACCAGCCGCAGATGCACCAGCAGAAGCAGCAGATGCACCAGCAGAAGCAGCAACAGATGCACCAGCAGAAGATGCCGCCACTCCCGCCGAAGATAGCGAAGACGCAGAATTGGCAAAGGCTGTAGATACAGTACAAGAATCTATTGACGAGGTTCAAAATACAGTTGCTTCAGCACTTGGAGATTTGGTGGCAACAGTTAAGTCACTTAACGAAAAAATGACAGAACTACAAAAAAGCATTGTTTCCGCAAAAGAGGAAATTGCAGGAGTAAAAAACAATGTTGATGAGTTTGGAAAGCGTGTCGACTCACTAGAAGACGATACCGCTGTCCGTAAGTCTGGCGACCTCGGCGGGGTCGTTCAGGAAACACAAATAAGAAAAGGATCGATGTGGGGCGGGCGTTTCCTCAATTCCGCTGACCTATATCGTTAATTCACTGGGAGGTGAAAATATTATGGCAGATGAAATTTTAGAAAAGGCTGCTGCTACAGGATCTATCGTTTCTGGTGGTATTGGTGGTGTAACAACCCCAGCCGCAGGAGACCTTGGTGTCGCAGGAAGTGCCGCTAATGACGGCGGTATTCTTGCTCCTGAGCAATCACGCCAATTTATCGAATACATTTTCGAACAACAAGTTCTTGCAAGAGATGGACGCAGAGTAACAATGCGTACAAACGCTTCAGAACTTGAAAAGTTAAACGTAGGCGAACGTGTAATCCGTGCCGCTGCACAAGCAGATGCAACTTACACAAACGCTGGCGTAACTTTCACAAAGGTTGAACTTTCAACAAAGAAGATTCGTCTTGATTGGGAAGTATCAACAGAAGCACTAGAAGACAACCTAGAAGGAGCAGGTTTAGAAGACCACTTAGTCCGTACCATGACCCGTGCGTTTGCAAACGATCTTGAAGATCTTGCAATCAACGGAACTGGAACAGGATCAAATGCGTTCCTAAACATCCTTGAAGGATTTGTCACAAAAGAAAATACTTCAACAAACACTGCAACATTTGGTACAAATATCGAAGACTTACAAGCACTTGTGCTTGCAATGCCTCGTAAATACCGTGCCTCACGTGCAGCAATGAAGTTCTATGCAGATACAGAAACAGTATCAAACATCATCAATGGCCTTGGATCTTCAGGCAACTTGAACAGCGAAAGAATCGTTGAAAGAGTTGTTGCTGGCCAAGAACCACAAATACTAGGTGCTCCAATCCAGTACCGTGTATTAGGTCTTCCTTTATTGGAAGTTCCTTTGATGCCTGCAAACCGTATCACTTTGACATTCCCTGAAAATAGAATTTGGGGTTTCCAAAGAGATATCACAGTTCATCGTGAATTCCAACCTAAGAAAGACACAGTAGAATATACTGTATTCTTACGTTTCGGTGTTCAAATCGAAGAAACTGATGCAATCGCACGTACAGCATAATTTGCTTTACGAAATCAGAGAGGGGGGTAGAGATACTCCCCTCTTATTTTTTATAAATGATATAATAATTTAGAGGTGCACATGGAACTTTTAAGATTGAATAACACAACAAGTTTGTCTGCATCATTTTCTGGATTAAGTTCAAGCGTAAATTATAAAATAGAATTAGATGACTTAATAACCTCACAGTCATATTCAGCAAGTGCAAATTCAAATGGATCTGGTGTAGTGGTATTCTCAATACCAGAGCATTATTTAACTTATACAGGCTCCCTGGTAGCAACAGTAAAAGATCCTCAAAATGACATTGTAAATATTACAAATATTGAAATAGTAAGGCCATACTGCAATATAGATGCTACAGGCCTAAAGTTATACGGAAAGACAACAACTCTTACAACTGTAGAAAGAAATAGCATAGTTGAATACGAAAGACTAGCAAGATACATAATTGACTCACACACAGACGGCTTTGGATATATCAGAAAAGAAAAAGAATTTATTGGCACAGGAACAGATGAATTACTTATAGACGAAAAAATTCATAACCTATACAAGATTTATGAAAATGGAGAATTGATGTATGATGCCTCTTCTCAAAATAACGAGGCAGACTATATGATTAATAAACAATTAAATGCCATAGTATTAGATATCCCAGAATCAAATAGAATAAACTATAAGAAGGTATGGAGAGATAGATTCTTAGATGTAGACTTTTTTGAAGGGTATGAATATATCGTAGATGCTGATTATGGATGGAAGGTTATACCACAAGATATTCAAGAAGCATGTGAACTATTGGTTCAAGATATATTTAAAGATAATATCAAATATATAAATAGATATATTGAATCCTTTGATAATGATGATTTTAAGATTAAGTTTGCTAAAAATTGGACGGCCACAACTGGCAACCTTATAGTTGACAGGATCTTGGAGAGATATAAGAGACCAATTCGTGTTGGGGTGTTGTAAATGCTCCCAGGTGCTGGAATAGATAATATACTCTATCCTATGACTGCTGAAATATTTTATGCAGAAACTAGACAGAACGATTTTGGAACAATGGAAAGAACTTGGGTTTTTGATAGAACAGTTAAATGCTCAGCCGTATCAGCAATGGCAGATAAAACATTAAATAGTGAACTAAAGTCTACAACTGCTTTTTTTCAATATAACTCTGATATTGCCTTTAGAACATCTGATGATATTCAAAGAAAAAAAGGTGGAACACACTACCCTATTACAGAGGTTTTGGTTACTAACATAAAAGACTCAGAAGG